GGCGCAGAACCACCTTGCCACTCAGGCGTAATCGTCGAACCATCTATTTGATAAGCATTTAGGTAATAAGCTGAACCACCTTGTTTCATTACAAGAGTACAAGTCATGCTTTGACCAACAGCCATAATACTATTTAAAGTTGTACCACTGTCTCCACGAAAGTTAATTGTACGATTTGCCGTTTGGTTTGCCGTGTAATTTTCAATCGCTTGAGTCGTTAAATCAAAGTTAATCGTACCAGTTGTAGAAGTCTGGGCTGTTACTTTTTCTTTAACTTCCTCAATGTCCAACGGGCCGTCTACAGTAACGCCGTCAGTGAGTGCAACGCCTGTTATGTCTACACCTGTTGCGCTTGTAGCTATCTTAGTTGCATTACTATGCAGTAATTCCGCCGCACCACTTTCAGTTGCTTTAATTAAATTTGCTGATCCGGCGGCATTTTGAATTAAAAGTTGAGTAGCTTGTATGGCTAATGGGCCAGTCCCTGCGTCTCTTATAATGCTTGCTGCGTCTGCTGTTGAATGAAATATTTGTAAATCTGAAGATGCGCCAAACAACGCTTTTTCATTATCAGGAAACAAAACATCGCCATTCGCATCAGCCGTAACAACCTTGGACGCTTCAACTGTACCCAACGTAGTAATATCGTTACGGTTTAATTCAGCTGCTGTCGCCGTCACACCAAGGTTTGTCAACGCTGTCGCTGCACTTGCCAAGTCTGACAAGTTGTTTGATGCTATTAGTGCGCCAAAGTTAGATGAAATGTCTATCACAGCGGCACCAGATCCGGCACCATCACAAAAGATCATCGCTGTTTTGCCATTCAATACACTTACGTTGGCACCAGAACCCTGTGAAAAAGTTGCAGTCTGACCAGAAGCATTTCTAACAACATACATTCTTTTCGCGTCATTAGGCGCAATCGTAATAGTATTTGTTCCAGAAGGAGAACCCCCTAGATTTAAAACATGAAACTGACCATCGGAAGCAGAACCATCTGATGTTGTTAATGTGTGAGATGTACCTGAAAGGGTAATATCCCCCACACCCACTGCTAAACGGTCAATAATATCAAAATTAGTATTTGTGGACGTGCCCCATGTACCAGACTCGTCTCCTGTGGCGATCTTTTTAATACCGCCGTTTGTTGTATAAGTAGCCATATCGTTTCCTTTACGCTGCTATCTCAGTCCAAACGACGGTTGCGTCTGGATCGATCCTATCCCAAACTAACACAGAACCGACTTCTCCGCTAGTCCCTACACCAGTGACGTTAATTAATGCGTCACCACTCACCGCAGGCACCGTAACTTGGCCTGTTGCGGAAATCCCAGTCAAGTTTATTTTAGCAATACCCTTGGCTGTAACTGTTCCGACTTGTCCTACTGGAGCAATGCCTGTCACATTGACATTGGCATCACCCGTCATTGTAATAGAGCCTACAGAGGCTGTGGCCCCAAGACCTGTAACACTAACATCAACACCTGTACCACCTGTTGCAGTAACAGATCCGACACTGATTGTGGCCTCTAGCCCCGTGGTTGGTACGTCAACACCACCAACATAACTAAGTTGACCAACTTGCCCTGTAGCAAAAATCCCAAGACTGATGCCCCAAGCTGCTTCGCCCCAAGTTCCTCGGCCCCATCCATCAAACTGGACAATAGCCCCTGAGCCAACATTCGGAGACAACGTGCCAACTAGCCCCGTGGCTTCCAATCCCGTTGGCGGAATGTCAGCAGTTCCTGTTACCGTAACTGAACCGACTGAGGCTGTAGCCTCCAACCCTGTAACACTATAACGTGCAACAACATTTACGACTTGGTCTTCGCCCCAAGCTCCGGCACCCCAAGCTCCACCGCCCCAACCAGAACTACCAACTCCACCTTGCAGTGCAGCAATAGGCGAAGCTTCGCCCCAAGGGTTTTGACCCCAAGAGCCATCTCCCCAATAGCCACCTACACCTACGTTGACTGTGACGTTGGTCATACTGTCACCTTATTTAGGCGATACGGATAATCGCGTTTGATGCATCTGGTGTTGGAAATACAATTTGAAAATCACCCGATGTTGAGGTTTTATTTGAACCAAAGTCTAGTACAACAACTGTATCTGTTGTTCCAGAACCACCTGCTGTTTGCGTGTTATAAATTAATGCACCACGAGCAGTAATTGTTGCTGATGTAAACGTAATGTCATCAAAGTCTGTAAACGCTGTGGTTCCAGATGTTGTTGGAGTTACATTTGTTAACACGCCGCCTCCCGCAGAATACGAACCAGACGCCGAAACTTCGTTAGAAGTCGTATACGCCGTTGTCGCCGCAGTAAATGTAGCACTGTTGTCGTACAACGCGATCTTAAATTGATCGTTTCCGTTTGTAAAATCGTGACTTCCTGTAAGCAATTCCTGCTTAAAAGAAGTACACATATAGTTTCCGCTGAAAGCCATTTTTAAAGTCTCCTTATAAGTTCAGCCAGTTGAGGATGTCCCGCATCCTTTAGTGCATTATACACTGTTGTGCGGTCACTGCGAATAGCCTGTCTCATATAAAATGCAACAAGTTTTTCGATGTGCTTTGAGTAAGCACGAGCTTGGTCCCTAATACCTGGATGAGTATCATCGGAGACCGATATTAATTTTTCTACACAACGCTCTGCAAGTTCATCAGGAGTAAAACCTCGATTCTCTGTCGTGTTTATCTCAACTATCGATTCATGTTGCGGAACGCTTACATCTATTTTAAACATTATTGTTTTGTCCTTATTACCATACCTGTACGGTATTGGTCAGTAGTTTCTTTTGCTTCACCTAACATTTTTATACCTGTAATAGCTTCTTGAAAACGCCCTGCATACATTCCAAGGACATCCTGTTCACCTTTCATATAAATATACGCTTCTATTAACGATCCGTAAAGAAGAGCCATTTCAGCATTTTCACTCAACCAAGTTGTGCCGCTATCTGTCAACGCTGTCAGGCTTTGAGGTCTGTAATAATAATGAAGTTCAGAGGCATACGCACTGTTTGGAGTTGGTGCGACGATGAAATTGTCTACATCAAATATAGCGTAATATCGAGGCTCTCCAGTTGTGGTGTCGTCGGGAGTATAAGTTTGTAAAAAACTTACATCTTTAAAATCCATAAACTCCTTATCTCCGTTGGTTTTAATAAATGCCATAGAAAACGGAGCAAGAAAGTCAGAAGGACAAGGTAGATATTTTTTACCAGAAATAAAATTTGTTGTTGCATTTTTACGAAATAAACTTAACTGCACGTTCTTTAAAATACGTTCTTCTGCCATTCTAATGAATGTGGGGATACTCGTCACAAAAGACGTTTCATCGTTTTCCGTGTAATCTTGTACCGCTGTTTTTAATTGTCCGTATGTAAAGCTCATGTCGTCACACTATCGTTATATTTCCAACCATAGAACTATGGTTAGTACATTGATACACTAAGGTTGTGTCTGAGGGTTCATGTGGAACAATAAACTGAGTTAGTCCCGTTGTAGAATTATAATTTTCTGTAACTCCAGTGGTAAAAGCGGAGCCTCCACTTGATGTTCTAATCTGCAAAGGGTGACTGCTTACATTTGCTGTGTTATCTATTAAATAAATATGACCTTTGTAAAACGAGAAGTTTGGATTGTCTCCAGACGTAGCGCCAGGGCCAGTGAAGGTATAAGCAGATGAACCGTTAGTGCCTGCTACATATGTCGTTACAGGCCCAGATACTTCATCATTTAATCTAATCCAATTACCGCCATGCGCAAAATACAAACCCCCAGTTGCGTGAACGTGGGCCACTGCGCCATGATACGTGGAAGCACTTGGTAAATCAGTTAAAGCTGCGTAGTAAAATACAATTTTATTAGCACCAGAACTTACATCAAGAAGACCACTTGAATCTATAATATCCGTTAAGGTTGTACCATTACCTAAAGCCGCGTAAACTTCATTAAAGTTATCGTTAATTTTATCGGCACCTACACGAAGAGTATCACCAGTTCCGTCATTTGCAGATGAACCTATACCTACTGTTTGTTTTGCCATATTTTATCCCTCGTCGAATGTATCTGTTGTTGAGTCTAACGTAATAGACGTACTATCAAATCTTGGTGCTAGAGTGGTTGGTGTAGAAATGACCACAGTAACGGTTCCCACTGCGCCCACAGGAACAAGATTGTTTGCAGGGGTTATTCCGGGTATTTCCCTAAATCCAACAGGATTATATCCGTGTTGGATAGCTCTTTGTTCTGACAACTCTGTTTCTGGTCTGGGGCCACGTAGTGCCTGTGGATCTGGAAACGCTTTTGGTGGAAACAACTGTGGATGCTTTGGCTCAAACTCATCAGGCCCGACCTTTGCGCCCGTCCACTCTGTCTTCATGTCACGAAGACGGTAACGGCGACCTGACCGATCCGATATACCATAAGCATGTTTACCACTAGCGTATGCCATTAGACCCTCAGATAACTTAAACTAGGCTGCAACTTCAAAGGTGTTCGACCTTGATCCTCGTCCGCTGCGCGTTGGAACTCTTCTTCATAAACCGACTTTAACATTTGGATACGATCTGGTGCTCGTTTCATTGCCATGTAGTAGGCTAACCCCGCCACCATACAAGGATAAAAACGAAAAGGCATATCAGTAGTATTAACAAGAGCGTCAGCATCTTCTATCCTGCGTACATAGTAATAACGGATTTGATCCGTAGAGTTTTCTGGTGTGGACCACAAATACATCTTTGGAGTAATTTGACGGTCTAACCAAAACTGGCTTGGTCTGCCCTGAGTAGATTTGTTCGGAAGAGTTGCATAATCTCCACGACTAATTCGTTCTATTTCATAATCAGTGTTATCACGACGAACAACCACATCCAAAACATCAACCACATCTGAAGCTAAAGCATACTCAGACGTTCCTTGAGTGACAGTAAAGTTTGCTTCTTTTACTGTCCACAAGTTAAGTCCACGGTTAGCCCAGTCTGCAAACATCAGGTTCATAGACCTACGTGCTGTTTTAGCATCGTAGCCCGTGCGGACTTCTAGTCCGCATCTTTCGTATGCTTCTTCGATTACCTCTGCTACATCGAGGTTGAAGTCTCTTGATCCTGATGTTGTCATAGCATCAACTCATATGTGGTTTTTGGTTTGTCTTGACCATGACACAGCCGCCATTTTTATAGCCTATCCTATCCAATGCCTTTTGAGCGTTAGGATTTGTCTTAGCCTGTTCTCTCAGTGCTTTTACTCCGTCATTGGGAGCTTTCTTCTCAGAGTTATCCATCGTCATCCTCCTGATTATAAAGATTATCAAACACCCTATTCACATCTAGTGTATAGTCTAAATCACTTTTTGAATAGTGTATATGTTGTGAGGGTCTGAAGTCTGGTGCACCCTCACCCACCGCAAACCAAGCAGGATGTGTCACCCTCACTCGATTATTTGGTAACGCTACTATGTTTCCTGTCCACTCTCCTGCGTCCAACAACTGCATCACATGGCTTTGTTTGTGTTGTGCCGGATCATCTGCAATCTCGCTGTTGGTGTAGTCTACCGTGAACAAATACTTAGCGGGAAACATCTCACCGTTTATTTTGGCTAACCAAGGACATGGTGTAGCTCTGTCTAATGTATATACTGCATGATGATGTGAAGAGCAGTCCCAAGGCTGCGCATCATGTGTTGCCATA